TGTAGTCATAAACCAAATCGCCCTCAGCGTCAGTGCCGATATACAAATACTCTGGCAATGCGTACACGGTGTACGTGCCGTTGAATGTTGCGTCAACGGCCGCCACTGTGATGCTTTGACCTACAGCAATTTCGTTGCTGGTGAGCAGTTGTAACACTGCGTAGTTGTCGAGTAACGACTTGTGGGTTACTGAGTAAACCGCCATGGCGGAAAACCGCCTTTCGGGTTAAGCCTGAGTAATTTTGCGAATCATGTTTGAGTTGGCCGCGAACGTGGCCGCATAACCAAACACTGACATTTGACGGCCCAAGGTATTTGGTACCTCTACAGTCAGCAAACCACGGTCCTGGCGATACACCTCAAAGGCGTTCTGGTTCATGATAATCATGGTTTTTGCAGCGAACTTGTTGTCGACGACAATTTGCAAACCAAGTGGGTTCATGCCGGACCATGAAGTTGCCTGACCAGCGCCGAGGCTGTTCTGACCGTTGAGTCCAGGTGCGCCGATGCTTGGGAAAATTGGGCGGTTAGTCGTGTCGACAAGTTGGCCCATAAGTCCCCAAGTTGCTGGGTCCACAAAAATGTGTGTTGGCAAGTAGTTGGTTGCTGCACTGGTTGTAACTGCTGCGTCATAAATTGACTTCATGAGGTCAGTAACTGTGAGGTCCCACACGCCGTCTGATGAAGCTGCGGCGAGCAAGTTATCAGCAGCGAAGTTGTCAATAGCGGTGAGGTACTGGCCTGCAAGGTCTTGCACAATAATTTGCATTGCGGCAGGGTCTGTGAAGTCCATTACTTGGTATGACAACTGCGCGCTACCAGCGAAAGTTTTTTTAGTAACTGTGTTGCTAGCAATGACCGCGGTGGTTGCTGATACTGCGGTGAGTTCAGTTGTCTGTTCTGCCACGGTTGGGTGGGTCGTCCATGTTGGGCGAATGAATGTAGCGCCAGCGCCGCTGTTGGGCATCGCGCGAGTCCCAAGTGCTGACAACACAGGGGCAATGTAGTTAATATCCGCGAACACAGGACCCAAGATAGGAACCGGCACGATACCTGCGTCATTGCTCAATACGTTGTCGCCAGCAGCGGCCTCGATAGGCGACTTGTGGTATGCGCGGTACTCAGCGAAAATGCGTTGTGCAGCTGCGGCTACTTCGCCGCCTTTGTGCATTGCAGCGACAAACTCGCCAGCGTTTGGCAAACGTGGTTCGCGCTTAGCGGTAGCAAAAACTGGTGCTGATGCTTCGATAACTTCTGGTGCTACTTGTTCTGACATTTCGGTTACTTCCTCTGGTAAAGGTTCGTCTGTGGATAAGTCTATATCGGTTGTTTCGGGTTCTTGGTGGATACTTGCTGCCACATCGGTGATGGTGGCACCGGCAAATGCGGGCTGGGGGACTAATGACAACTCTAGCCAATCGGCGGCGGCGATAATCATTACGCCGTCCTCGTCAAACTTGAAGTCTGTCGGGTTTACACCGACTGAGACTGAATCAAGCACGCCGTCGCCGGCTAAAATTAAAGCCTCGTCGCCCAGAGCCGTGGTGGATACCTTGGCAGTGAAGTACATTGCGGTGTCGTCTGCGGTGCGCTCAGTCACTAAACCAATGGCTTGGGTTGAGTCGTGGCTCATGTAGAGCTTGGGGGCTTTGCCCTCGACTGGCAACGAGCCTGGCAAAAATGAGACCTCTTGGCCGCCAGAGACTGTGGCCGTAGTGTTGTATGGCAGGGCAATGCCGGTAATGGTGCGTTTTGGTGTGCCGTCTGCGGCTGCTGCGTCAACACTAAAAGTGCTGGTGGTTAATCTAATCATGATGCCATTTCCTCTTGTGTGTTTTCTTGTGGCTGGTTATCGGGCATTGCGTCGGCTACGTAGTTCTCGCCCAAGTAGGACTCGGCATCAAACTTCACAAACGTGCCTCTTGGCAAAACGTTGTTCATACTCAATGTGCTGGCGATGCAATCCGCGTAAGGTTTCACGCCAAAAATGTACAGGTCGGCGCGCGACTGCTCAGAGCTTGTGTATGCGTAAGCGCCAGTAGAAACGCCCACAAGATACGGCGGGACGCCACACAGGCGCGCCAAGTCGAGTGCGCTGTACTGTGCGCTTTCAATCATCAGCATTTTGTCTGGGGTCGCTGTAGAAGCTTCATACGTTAGGTACTCGTTCAGCGCGGCGGTTTGATTAGTCAAGCGGGCTTGGTTAAAAGCAGCTGCAAGGTCTGACAATTCTTGCGCGCTCAAAGGCTCGCCACCGGTCTGCCGCAAAACGCCAGACGGCAGGGAACTGCGGGCATATGTGTAACGTGAGTCTTCTATTTTTAACGCGGTCGCAATGGTCTGCTGGCTCGAGTAGACAATGCCTTGAATGGGCGAAAGAAATTGCACAATGTCGTTAGCGTTCATCGGGTTGCCAGCAAAGTAAATGTCTGCCGATGGTCCGAACGGTACGGTGCTTACTGTGTCGCCAAGGGTGATGCTGCCAACTGGTAGGCGCTTGAACTTGCTGGGGAAGCCGTCAGCCGAGCGCTCAGAAATGTACCAGTAGGCGCGACCGTAAAACAGTAAGTCGTCGAGCGTCCAAGCCATGAGAAAGTTATAGGTAACGCTTGGGTCCGGCTGACGTAACCATGACCGTGGGGCTAATGGAATCTCCTCCATCTCGCCGTCGGTTTCGTCCCACATTTCGCCGTACATTTTTAACGGCATGCAGCTAATAACTGAGGCCAGCAAGTCTCGAGCACGGGAAACGGTAGCCAACTGCATTGCCGCGCCACGGCGCTCGCCCTCAACATAGTTAAAAAAGTTGTTGACAGGGTTATTAGAAATGCCTGGCGTATTAGCAAAACCTACGGCCGCTTTAATCTCTGGGTCAACACTTGCCCCCATAGCAGCACTTTTGTTTTTGCCAAATATAGCCATGTGGATATTGTGCCATTTCTTGTGAGCCAAATTGTGGATAACCTCGCAAATCCCGACGAAATGCGAGGCCGTCCGATTAACAGTGTACTACCTGCTGATAACTAGTAAAGGCTTGCCGGCAGAACTTGGGCGCGACTCGAGAGCAGCGGCCCATACCATGCAGCGCGCTAACTCAATGGGACCAGGCGAACGAGTAGAGCTGAGAGCTACGCTGCCTTGGTGTTTAATCATGACGGCGCGCTCGACATGTTCAGCAAGTAGTTTCTCGCCAGTTTGCCCGATGCGGTTTTCTACAATGAGCGAACGTACGGCAAGAGTCCATTTCAGCAGTTCGCGATAGCCAACAATGGTGCGCCGGCGCTCATGCTTGGGCGGGCAATGGGTCTCGAGCACTGGCGTTATTGCAATGCGCAGCTGCGGGTCGCGGGCTACTTCACGGTCAACACATGCCCACATTTCGGCCATGTTGTCTACGTCAAATGCGGTAGTTACCACGGTTTTGTTTTCTACGCGCACGGCACGCACGGCCACATATCTGGCCTCATCTATTGACTGCTCGATAGCAAGGACCCCCCCAGCAGGTACCTCGCCGTCAAATAGGCAAGCCTCCCAGAGACCGTTTTCTAACCAGCCCGAGTGTGAGCTAGTCCACGTATTTACAGACCCACGTAGGAAGGCGTTGCGGTTTGGGGCCTTGGCTTCAGCCTTGATAACTGACATGTCGAGCGTGTGCCCAAGAGCAGGGTTTGCGTATTCCCAAGCCTCTGGCGTCATCGGGTCAATGTTGCTAGGTGGGCTGAACTCAGCGAAATACAACGGGCCGTGGTCGCCGGCATCTATTGCGCGTATGCCTTGCTCGCGCCAGCGCAACATGGCTTTACTTTCGGGTGTGCCGGCAGTTGACCACATGCTCATGAGCGGGTTACGTCTAGCGCGCTGGGACGGCAAAAGGCCCTCATCTATTGCGGCCTCGCTCACACTCCATACCTCGTCAACACAAATAAGGTCTGCCGAGTAACCGTGGCCGGCTTGGGGTGTGGCGGCGCGAACTAGCCATGTGCTGCCGTCTGGCATTTCTAGATTCATGCGGCCGTATGACCAAGATATTTTGGCATTGAACTTGGCACCCAGAATCGGCGCAAGGTACTTGAACAGCGCGGTGGATAAATCCAACTGGTGGCTGCAAGTGATGACGGTTTGAGGTTTGCCACGGTTCCCCCCCTGGGTGCAAAGCCACCAGCCAATGAGTGCGGCCATGGCTGTGGTCTTGCCGTTCTGTCGCGCAACGCTCACCAGCGATACACGGTTAATGAAGTTGCCGGCATCGTCTAATTCTGTTTGCCCGT